GGATCGGCGAGTCTAACCTTTGGGAAAGCCTCGCTGAGTATAAACAGACCGTCGATATGTTTTCCGACGTTCATGGCCGTTTTGCGGCCCGCTTCGAAGATCTGAAAAACGATATTCGCGGCGGTTTCGATCCACGGAAGCGTTTTAGCCTGAAACATCTGCCGTTTCGAGCTGCGGGCTGGACAATCTCGTCCTGGCTCGCTTATCGATATGGCATTAGTCCGCTGTTGAGGGACATTCAGACCGTGTTTGATGCTGCGCATAAGAAGTCTAGGCACATGCGGGTAACCACCCGCGCGCATCGTGAAGTTGACCTCACCTCGAGCGTAAGCTTTCAGGTGGCTAGTCAAGGATCGCTGCGTACGACAATTATGCGACTCCTAACGGATCGCGTAGAGGTTCGTGCTATGACTTTGGACGACGTCATGATCGGGTGGCCGGAACATCTGGGCCTCACCGTGAAGGGCTTGGTAACGGTCCCTTGGGACCTTATCACGCTGTCGTTCGTCGCTGACCATTTTGTAAACGTTGGCGATTTTCTGCGCTCGTTTGCTCCTACACCGGGGTGGACAATGCTAGGAGGGTCAGTTGTTGTGACGCGTGAAAGTCGTGAGACTTACACGTCTATGGGGGATACGTGGAATACCTCGGCAGCTTTTACTGTCGAACGGCCCATCACTGGTACCGTTGACGTAAAGCTGGTTACTAAGACCCGTAGCCCGTCTGTAGTTCCGGGCCTGGTTGTTCGCCAAGATTTCTTTGGAAAACACCCGGGTGTCCGAGTTGCGGATTGGTTTGCGCTCAGTGCGCAGAAACTGAGGCAGTTTGACCAGGTTTACCTTCGGGCAAAGCCGGGCGATCTCGTCTCAACTTATGGCGTCCTTCGCCGTGTTTAACCTTTCTAGGGAGAAATCCTGATGTCTTTGTCTATCAACGCCAAGACCTTCACCGCTGACTCATTCCTACAAAACATCGTGGGATACATTGGGCCGAACAAGACCGTGAGCGTTAAGGACGACGCGAAGTTGTATCGCGTTGCCCCGAAGCCCACTTCGGCCTTCAGCGGCGTAGGTCGCACAACGGCAAAACTCACTCGCACTCATACGCTG